TGTTGGGCCTATTCCCAATGCCGATAGGATTGAAGTCTCTAAACTCAGTGGATCTGGTGTCGGTAGGGTTACATTAACACCAGGATCAGGAAGTCCCGCAGGCTCTCCTGGCAATGCATTGATAGCGGAGATCATTGCACTTATACTCAATGGCCCTGTTGGTGGTGTCATTATTGAAGGAGGGGCACCAAGATTTGCCGCGGGTGGGGGTTCCGCAAGAGTTTCAGGGACAACCGTTGGAGGCGCTGGAGCTTTTGGTCCAGGACTAACAGGCGGGGTTGTAGTTGGTGGTGTGGGGAGCTCCTGAAGTGAAAAGGCTGGTGGCGCCGGCGCAATCGTCAGGCCTGGGATACCTGGAACACTTGGAATGCTTGGGAAACCCGCAGGTTCGTTTGGATCCACAACACCTCCCCGTGGCCCGGCTGGAGACAGTGCACCAGGCTGGCCAATACCGGAACCCGGTGCGGAGGCTGGAAAACCCAGCATTCCAGCTATACCCAAGTTTCTGGCATCGAGGGGACTCACACCTGGGATTGCAGAAGACCCTGCAGGTACTGATGACAGTATAGCATTTAGTATACCATCAATGCCCACTAATCGCTCGCCCGAACCTGGATCGACGCCAGGCAACAATTGTGATTTGCCCGGTTGACCAAGACCGAAATCCAATTGCCCTCTTGATAACAACCCCCCAAATGGATTGGAACCACCTGCGGCCTGCGCCGCGCCTCCTATAGCTGCACCGACACCGCCAATGCTGCTTCCACCAAAACCTATTGGCATAACCCTCTCCTACCCAAACAAGAACCCAGCACCACCACCAAGTGCTCCACCTAGAAGCGTACCAAGTGGGTTCCCCGACAACGACCCAAGACTCGCCCCCAACGTCGCGCCTCCAATTGCACTTTGAAATCCACCAGGCGCCGTTGCCTGTGCAACAGGTGTTGTCGAAATTGATCGGGTCGTTCCGCCACCGCCGCCGAAAGCCAACGCTGCGACATCCTGCGCCGCCGCAAAAGGTAGGAATTGGGCTGAGAGAAACTTCTGCGCCTCCTCTGACAACAGCGCCTGATCCAGTGCTCTCTGTTGCGACCCAACGGCGCCGGTTATAGTTGCAGGAAGAAACGGCAACTGCGCGGTCTGCGGCGCCGTTATCAACCCCCGCAGTGCAGTATCCAACCCTCCCGAGACCAATTTCTGCGATAACTCCTGTCCACTCAGGAGCGACTGATTTGCAAGGGCCGCCGCAACTTCACCAGCCCGATCAAAGAACCCCTGCGTGGCTAAGCCTTCAGCAATACCCTGCCGACTTCCCCCCAACTGCCCGGCCTGTATTGCCCCACTCCTCACAGCCGGCAAGGCTCTCTGCTCCAACTCCCGTCCAAGCGGCGCAATCGCACTTCGTATCGCGCTCTCCAAAAATGGATTGGCCTCCGGGCTTGTCAACTGCCCCAGGAGTTGTTGATTCCCCTGCAGTGACTGCTGCAGCAACGGCCCGGTAAATGCTTGTTGGGCTCCAGTCGCGCCTGACAGCGTATTCAAAAAGTCTGGGCTGCCCGCGGCCGACAATATTTGCTGCTGTGCTTGCAGCTGGAGAGGGTCAAACCCGGCGATGGCAGAGCCTGGAAATAAGGTTGGTGGGTTTTCAACAAACTGCTCCGCAACCGGCGTAGCCAAGCCAAGAAGTTTCTTCTGTTCCGCCGACAACTCTTGTGTAGAGGTTGTGGTTGATGTAACGGTCTGAGGTGGGTCAGAGCCGCCTCCCCCACCAATGTCAAAGGCATAGCGGAAGTAATCCAGCCCCTGTTCTAAAACGTCGATCTTGGTGAACAGCATCCTAATGTTCCCTTATCCCAGAGATATCCTTGACAAGCAACACAGACCTGGGATCATACCCATACTTATCCAGAACCCTCATCCACCCCCACCGACCTATCACTTCAACCATTCCACACCCGCTTCTGTGTGCCCAAAGCTCAATGTAATCCAACAAAGGCAACGTTTCATCAAGCCTCGTTCCCCCCATCCAAAATATTCTCAAAACTTTCTGCTTGGGATAAATATCAATCGTGCTGAGCATCGCCAAATATGGTCCCCCCGAGTCTTCCGCCAGCCAAAGTTGATACTGACCCTTCTTTATCCTCTTCTTGATCTCCTCCATAGAGGTATATTTTTCCCAATACTCCCTCCCCATGAACAGCAAGGCCGAGATTCTTTCCCACATCATGTCCACACCCTGCGGCCTCATTAAAGCTAGAGTCGGGGCTTCTTTAGCCGAGGAAATGCCAGGCGCCAACATACCAACCATAGTATCCTACTCCTGAACCGGGGTTAAAGTCCGTACCATCTGCGAAAATTACCATTCCATCACGGGGTTTGTCTGGAGCAACATTGAGCGTTGTCAGCGTAACACTCTCTACCTGATTTAACTCCTTCTCAATCTTCTCCAATTCTTCCAGAACCCAATCTGCCAATTCTGAAACGAGCGTTGCAGCTTGAAATTCCCCAGCAATACCAATCGCGGGAGGCAGTGTTGGTGCATACATCAGAATTCTCCCAACAATTTAACCTCAAGATCATAACCATGCAATTCCCAACTCACATTCAAGCTAGTCTCAAACCTAACCGCGATCAACCGCCCTGTCACCGGCGGATCGAAGTCCAAATACTGATCCACTGCCGGATCGAAACTCTGAGTCGTGCCATACGTGACCGGGCCATCCAGCAATTCCTGCGAACCCACACGAATATTGACAGGACCGCCAACAATCTTCGGCCACATCCGTGTACACATCTTCCGTCGTTCAAAATCGACCTTCGGATTTCCTTGTCTATCGCGGCCGACAATCGCCAGCCCAATCCGTTCCAGATACGCGGTGAATGCCGTACCGTTGAACTGTTCGGTTCGGTCTAGTTGGTATAGTTTGGTATTGGTGGGATCACAGGCAAGTGCGTCCGCAGCCGCGGGAGAAAATACTGAGTCCCACTTTGTTGCATCTGAGTCCCAAGTATTCGCATCTGAATCCCAAATATCGGCTGGTGTTGATTCGATGATTTTTCCGGAAGTGATGAACGAAATATCTCCTGGCATTTCCCGTATCGTCGTGACATTATCGTCCATGCTCCAAACAGCCGCGAGAGTTGGAATTGTTGATCCCTTTTCAGGAAAACAAAACCAACACTCTCGAAATTCTCTGTTGGAAAAGCAGAAACTTCGGTTGGCATTGTCAGTATCTATGCTATTAAAAATGAATTTCCGCTGCCGATCCTCTACAACGGATGTTGGAGTACGCCCATCGTGGATTACAACATCGTCGCCGGTGGCAACAAAATGGTGGGCCGGGCGTCTTCCTCCACTTGGGACAAGCACGACGCATTGGGTATCCAGAATGCCGCTGAGAGTTGGGATGGGGTCAAAAGCCCAGATGAAATTTCCCCCAATGAACCGCATGAGGTGGGTTGAGGAGGCTTTGTAAATGAGAAAAACTCTCCCAAGGCTGAGTCCATCGAGAATTACTCCTGATTGGACATCCGTCAACTCTGCCTCGCCGGCGTCCTTCGTCGCATCAGTCTCATCCCAGCTATCTGGCAGAGTGCCGGGATCGGCGGAGTGTGACCACTTGACCATATGCGGTCGTAGCGTTCCACCACCTTTGTCAATATTGAGTGCAATAAGAAAATTCAGAAACGGCCGCATCACCCGACAACGCTCCGCAGCAGGCCAATTCGTCAAGTCCGCCAACGTTGTTGCCAATTGAATCGTCGGCCAATACTGGGGTATATCCACCCCATTATTTATGACTGGAATACCCCCCAATACCCCACCATTCCAACCCAAAGCGGCGCCGGCCGAATAATCACCTCCGACTGACCGTGTAATATCCCCATGCGTACCGTCCAAAATCCCGAACGCTTTAGCCAAACTGGTATAAATCCAAAACTGATCCGTCGCAGTCACAACACCCATTGCCCAGTGGGGGGTAACTGACGGTGGATCAAACACCTCCTCATGCCCCAGAAACTTCACCGCCTTCCTATCAAAGAAGCGCATATTCCTGGTATCACTCCAAGCCTCGGGCGGCAGGAGATGGTCTGGCAGGTCTCGAACTACCCCTATAGCGGAGACATTATGAACTGCGACTCGTGTCACTTCTTACCCTTCTGGTGCTTGAAAAACTCCACTTGGCGCAGCCGTTTCACAGCGCCGGCTCGGGTTGGCGACGTCCCCAGATTCTTCCCTTTCTTACTCACAACCCGATGACCGCCCTTCACCTTTCTGATGGTCATGGAGATCCCCATTGTGTATCTTCCAAACGCTTGATTGCTCCAATTACGTACTCCATCTGTACAGTCAACGCCGCGACATCCTTCCCCATCTCGTTGATGGAATAACCACCCCAACTGAGCAAAGCCGCAATTACGCCAGCAGCTACCATTTGCATCGAACCGTTCATTTTTGCATCCTTCATAGCTTTGTCTTCAACGTATCTCGATACTGCCTTTCTGTCACGCCAGCCTCAGCTGCAAGATGACGAACTAGACTAAGTATCGTATCGTCATTGTCAATCTTGGAATCAGAAAGTTCTTCTCGCGTTGGTTCCGTCCGCGTTGCCCATGCAGCCTCTTCTACATCGCGCTGGGTTTCTTGCGCTGCTGTCAACGGTTTGTCGCCATCAGGTGTTGCTCGAACTCGTGCCATTGATTTAATCCTCAACTGTTTGTGATGCCATAGAGACGAAACACGCCGTCAAAATTTCCACTCGACATAAAGAATTGGACACTGTCGATCGCGGCTGCGTTTCGTCGCATCCCTGACCCATTCACCATAAAATTAACGCCATCATTGATTCCATTGCCGGACAACTGCCATGACAACATCTTTTCATAGGTTGTTCCAGATGGATTGCTAATCCAGACAATAATCATCGATCCTTCTGCTGCTGCATTACCTAATCCATTGTTTACCGCAATGCCGTTCGTTACCATCTGTGCGTCAGCAGGATCGGCGAAATCCAAGACACTGTTACCAGAAGCCGAAAAGCCATCAACAGACCAACCATAATCTGACACTCCGGAATCATAACTGACCCCACCATTTGAGTCTGTGCGAATGTAGAAATCCACGTCATCTGTAACCGGGTTTATATCAGTTCCGATGATAACGTACTGATTAAAAGTACTGCTTAGGTTTCCGTCGAAATCGGCACTTGCTGCATTTAATGCAGTCACTGTAGCAATAAACGTCATGCCGCCAGCACCAGAAACCGCCGTACCATCCTTTCTATGCAGAATACAATCAAACTGGGTTGTGGTATCTGCATAGACCTCCATAATGTCGCCGGCTGCCATTGTTAAGTTGGCGCCGCCGGGAAGTGCTAGGTTGGCGCTGTTTGCAACAAGCGGTGCGCCGTCAAAAATAACCGTCCGCCTTGCACCTACCCTTGGGGCAGTACCAAAATCGTCGATCTGTGTGGCCCCAGTGATATGGACAGTATTACCAGTCGTGGACCAAATATCGGTGGAGGACGCACTGGCAACATTCCCGCCCTCACTTTCATTGATTGCCTGAGCATTCGTATCCAGCGGTCCTCCAAGCTCTACACTACCAGTCCCTTTTGGAACCAACCTCAAACCGATGTCAGTATCGTCGCCCGTAGCCTGGACCTCCGGTGACAGCCCGATCGAGTTATGCTTGATTGTTATCTCGTTGATCGCCGATGCGACCTCAATGAAACTCAACAATTCATTTGTTCCATCACCGAGCTCAAACCCATTTACATCAAGCTGCGCACCGAGTTGCGGCGTCGTATCCTCCACAACATTCTGCAGAAACCCAACCCCCACCGATTCGGCCAATATCTTCCACTCTGTACCCTCCCACATAACCATTACAGCGTCGTATTGAGTACCCAGAACCTTGGTAAGGGCGCCGTTGATTGTCTCTGCCCCATTCCCATCCACCGTCACAGTATTAGCAGTGGAATCACTTTTCATCACGGTGATAGTATAACCTGCAAACACGCTCGACCCTAGTGGGAGGGTTATCGTGAACGATGCTGTGGTAGCATCCCCACGGATTAGCGCACGCTCATCTGACGCAAGAATTGTATAAGCCCCAGTTTTTGCAGCCGGCGCCACTTCAAACCGGGACGCTCTTGTGGCATTGGGAAATGTGTTTTTCAACACCGATTTGATCAACCGCAGATGATCATCGCCCTGCGATTTCAAATCCGTCGCACCAACCGGGTTACTCGTCACCAGATCATCAACAAATGTACCTGTCTCGAGTCCCATCTTACTCAACTCCTCCTGTATTCCAGCTGCTCCAGCATTTAGTCTTTTCCACCCATCACATAAGTTCGCCCTGCTGCGGCACGTGCAACATTCCCCCGGATCAAAAGACCTAATCCCAAGCTCTCCAACCTCTTAAACTCCACCACCGCTTCTGGATTACGAGTCGATGCTGCCACAACTTGCCCCGCTCGCCCAATCATCAGCGTCGGCAAGTATTTCAACCAATCATTCTCAATGTCCGTCGTCAATAACGCATCCTTGGCATAATAAATCATCTTCAACGTATACACCTCATCAGGCGTAGGAAAAACCCTAAAATAAATCCCATCCAAGGCATAGTGGCTGGGAGAGCCTGTGCCTGGCAAATCGCCCCGGAGGAAAGCCAATTCTTCCTTGACAAGTGTCGTATACTTGTCTGCATCATCCGCGGCCGGATCAAAATAATACAGCGCGTCCTCCTCCACCTCACGCAGGAAGTCTGGTGGAACCTGTACTCTCTCCTCATCAATCGTAGTGCTGACTGACGAGATTTCCCTCCGCAAAAACCAAGGGAGTTCTGCATCTTGTTCAAACTCCTGCTGTGCATCCTGCAACTGCTCAATCAACGCTGTCTCATGCGCCGTGGTGAAGCCCAAGATGCGTTGCGCTCGCGCGACTGCCTGACTCCTCAACATATCACTCCATCCTCTGGAGTCCAGGTATCTGTCACCGCTGTCTCTGCCGACCAACCATCCGCCAATCCAGCCTCTGCGGTCCAATTCCCTGCAAGTGGATCTTCTGAAGTCCATTTAATCAACAATGCCAGTGGGTCGATGACTGTGTGTTGGAAAGCTGCCACAGGTAGTGGAGGTACATCAAAGAGGGGCTCGGATAAAGGTATGAACCAACGGAAGACTGATGGGGATACCCCCGGTTTGCCCTGCAACACTGCATGAGGTTGCAGAGAAGAATGGTATATCTTCGGCAAAACTGGTTCGTTGAGCGCCAGCAACCACTTATCAACCGAAACCGCTTCAGGATTTAACAGCCGTGCTGGGTCGATTGTTGTATGGAGCGACCGCGCTCCTGTCGGAAGAGGCGGCAATCCCCAGATGGTGTGTGAAAGCTCTACAAACCAGTTAGCAATCGAGACATTCACTGCATAAGGAGATGTGATATATCCAAAGGTATAAGTGGCCGGCCAGATTGGGCCAGGCGGTTGTGTTGAGACAACACCTATTTCATCCCAAATGGATGCATCACTGTCCCAAGTCGCTGAGTCAGCATCCCAGATATCTACATCCGGGGAAACAGCCCCATGCGGCCCAATTACGTAGGCACTGCCAGACACTCGTACGATATCAGAGACAAGATAGAAATCGGGTATTCCAAGAGGAACAATAGGTGGTGCGGGTGCCGCGATTGGGTCAATGTTAGCTGCATAGTCAAGTTGCGCGGCTGTTGGAAGTAGTGGAAGTCCCCAAATAGGTTGGCTAAGTGCCTGAAACCATTTGTCGACTGTGATTACTTCTGGGACAGGAAAATCAGACGGCTCGGCTTGGAATACAGTATGCTGGACCGCCGTTGGTAATGGAGGCGCTTTCCAGATAGGGAGAGAAAGTGGACGGAACCATTTAGTAACGACCGGCGTTTCTGGCTGTGTAATTG